CAACGAGCCGAAATTCACGGAGCGCGACGGCGTATATTCCTACCGCAACCAGATCGCGCCGCGGCATGGTGGACATCTGCCGACCAACGCTCGAATGGTCATCATGCACGGCCACGTCGATCCCTGGGAGCCGCACATGCGACGCAAGCACAGCTGGATCATGGAGCACTACCGATGAACTCACCGCGCGGCCAGTACATCTCGCTCGATGACGCCAAGTTCCAGCTGTCGATCGACCTGGGCAACACCTATTGGGATTCGCGCATCGAAGACCTGATCGGCGCCGCGATCGATTGGGCCGAGAACTTCACGCAGCGCTCGCTCGCCGAGCTCGTGGAGCTCAACTCCCCGAGCGATTCGAATCCGCAGCCCGCCCCGGACCCCAAGGACTCGCCCAGCTGGATCGATCCGTATCCCGCCGCGCTCGATGTCACCAACATCGTCAACGGCCCGGGCGTGCAGGCCTGGTACGGCTGGGAAGGCTGGACGCAGGAAACCTGGCTCGCGTATTGGGCGAATAACCCGATGCTCAAAGATCAATCGCAGCCGCTGCGCCGCGACGTCAAAGCCGCGATCCTGCTGTACATGGAGTCGCTGTTCGATCGCAACACCGACAACTTCGAACTGATCGAGACGCGCTGCGAGTCGATGCTGTTCCCGTACCGCGTCGGGATGGGCGTATGAAACTCGCGCTTGAAATTTTCGGCTACGGGGTAGGGGCGCTTGTCGTCATTGGGATCATCCTCTTGATCATCGCCGTGTTCTTCACGGACTACAGCAAATGAGCGGCTGCGGCCTGTGCGGCAAGGTCCGCGCCCACCTGCCGGCAGCGATCCGCGCGCGCCTGGCCGTCGTCGAAGCGCGCTTGCAAGCGAAGAAAAAACGGCTATCGTCTCCGTCAAACACCACCACGGCGCCCACCGGCCGCGCCGCTTCGCCACCACAATTGCCGACAATTCCGTCGGGTGGCGACGGCGCGGAGGCGGCCAAGTAAATGGGCGCCGGGGTTCGCCGTCGGCAGATCCGCCCCACCATGTCGGGCGAACTGCGCCACGTCGGCAATCTCGAAGTGCGCGCCGGCGGCCTCGATGCGTCGGGCACGCCGTCGCAGGACTTTGTGCTGTGGGCCGAGAACGTGCTGTTCGCGATTGACGACTGGAAGTCGCCCGAGACGTTCCAGGCGCAGCAGGTCGAGGGCCAGCAGACCACTCGCATCCGGATCCGCTATCGGCCGGGCGTCCTTGCAGGCATGCGGCTGGTGTACTGCACGAACCCCGGTCAATCGCCGGCGATCTTCGAGTACTACGAAATCACTGGCCTCACGCGCGACATCACGCTGCGCGTCGAGATCCAGCTGAATTGCATCAAGCGCGACGCCGCCGGCTTTCGCGCGGGAGCCACCCCGTAATGGCCGCCTCGTCCACGCTCGAGGGCGTCGCCGCACTCACCGCGCAGCTGCAGGCCTTGGGCAAGCTCGAGGACGGTCTCGCGTTGAAACGCGCCTGCAAGGCCGGGATCAAACCCGCGCTGCTGCGCGCCCAGGAGCTCATCGCGGTGGGCACAATTCCGTTTCGCACCTATGACGGATTGCTGGTCGCGCCGGGCTTCGCGAAGCTGAGCTTGCGCACCATCTCAACCATCAATTCGGCGAAGAACGTTGCGAGCGGTATTTTGGGCGTGCGGCAGCGGGCCTACTACGCGACTCAGTTCCTCGAGTTGGGCACGCGCAAGATGGCGGCCCAGCCGTGGCTGCGGCGCTCGCTTCTCGAGACGCGCGATGCCTGCGAGGAAGCGTTCCGCGCGAACCTGCTCAAGTCGGTCTTGAAAGCGGCGAAAGGCCAATGACGCTCGAGCAAGGCATCCTGCAGTTTCTCTCAGGCGTCGCACCCGTGACGGCGGTCGTGGGCACCAACCTTTATGGGCTGATCCGCGAGCGGCTGCCGCCCCAGGTCGCGCAGCTGCCGGCCGTGATGGTCCAGCGCACCACGACGCTGCGCGATGTGCTGTTCTGTGGCACCGACACGCTGGTCTCGACCGACATGCAGGTGGACTCCTACGCCATGACCGGCGACGATGCGTGGGCGCTGGCGAAGGCGCTGCGCAAGGCGCTCGTCGATTTCACCGGCAATTTCGGCGAGGTCGCGATCGACACGGTGCACCTGACCAACGAGTTTCCGATGACCGATCCCGAGCCCGGGATCATTCGCATAGTTCAGCTGTACAACATTTGGTATCAGGAGGATTGAAACGATGGACACCCCTAGCTCAGCTTTCGTTGGTAAAGTTTTTTTGGAGGTCGGCAACGGCGAGTCGCCCGAGACCTTCTCTCGCTATTGCGAGGTTGCCGACATGTCCGGCATCGGCACCAAGAACGATCAGGTCGATGTCACCACGTTCTGCTCCAACGGCTTCAAGGAGTATGTCGCGGGCCTCTCCGACGGCAGCGAAATGTCGTTTGGTGCGAACTTCTCGATGGACGAGCCCATTCAAGAGCAGCTGATGGACGACGTCGACGACAAGAATCGCCGCAACGTCCAGATCGTGGTCGAGGGCTCATCGCCGCCCTACATTTTCCACGCCGAGCTCGCGATGCTCTCGTACGATTTCGTGCCGAGCGTCAGCAAGCAAAACACCATCAAGTTCACCGGTAAGTCCACCGGCCGACTCGCGCGCACGTCATGAGTGAGCTCGATTTCAAAGCGAACGAGATCTCGATTCGCGGGCGCACCTATCGCGTGCGGGAATTATCGGGCGCCGAGATGGCCGAAGTGCGCCGGCTCATCAACCACGGCGAGCAGCACCGCTCGGAGCCGTACGTCGCGTGGAAATGCACTCTCGAGCCGCCTGTCGCGAGCGAGGCAGCCGCGATGGCGCTGCCGCAGATCGTGGTCGACAAGGTGAGCGCCGAAGCGTTTCGCTTGACCAAGCTCGATGATCCCAAGGAGGGCGAGCCGGCAAAAAACGCTTAACGCCCCAGGAGCTCTTCGAGCATCGGCTCGCGGCATTGTTGGGGCGCTCGATCGTTGAGATCGGGCGGCTGACGCATCGCGAGACCGAACGCTGGAAATTGTACTGGCGCGAGGAACCGTGGGGACCGATGCGCGATAACACGCACGCCGCGATGATCGTCACGGAACTGCTAAAGCCTCATCTCAAGGAGGGCGCGAAAATTTCCATCGACGATTACCTGTTGAAGCTCCCCGAGGATCGCGACGCCGAGGCCGCGAGCATCCTCGTCCAGAAGCTCGACTACGCCGCCTACCAGGAACGCCGCGCCGCGCGCCGCGCCGCGCGCCAGGTCACCCAGGCCGCAAAAGGGAAACGCCGATGACCGATCTCGCCGCACTCGTCGTTCGGATGCAGGCTGACAACAGCCAGTACATCAAGGCGCTCGACCAGGCCACCAGCAAGCTCCAGTCCTTCTCGAAAGATTCGAACGAAGCGCTCGCAGGGCTTGCCGATAAAATCGGCAGCGCCTTCGCCGTCGGCAAGATCGCGGAGTTCGCCGCCTCGAGCATCGAGAGCGCGGCCTCGCTCGAGCGGCTGTCGCAATCCGCCGGCGTGTCGGTCGAAGGTCTCTCCGCGATGACCCTCGCGGCGGCCGCCTCCGGACTCTCGCAGGACGAGCTCGGCCTGTCGCTCAAAAAGCTGAACGTCAATATCGCCGAGGCCGCCGGCAACGCCCAGAGCAAAGCCGCCGTCGCATTCCGCGCGCTCGGGATCGACGTCAAAAACGCCAACGGCAGCATCAAGGACGCCGGCCAGATCCTGCCCGAGATCGCGAACAAGTTCGCGCAGATGGCCGACGGGCCCAACAAGACCGCCTTCGCCGTGCAGCTGCTCGGCCGTCAGGGCCAGGCGCTCATCCCGGTGCTCGACCAGGGCGCCGCAGGCCTCGCCGCTTTCAAGGCGCAAGCCGAGGCGGCCGGTATCGTCATGTCGGGGCAGCTGGCGGCTGCCGCCGAGGAGTTCTCGCAGAAACTCTCCATCGCCAAAGCGACCGCCGTCGACGGCCTGGGGATCGCGATCTCCGCGCAGTTGCTGCCGGTTCTCAATTCGTTGGTCTCGAGCTTCGAGGCGAACGGCACGGGCGGCGAGAAGTTCCGCGTCATCGCCGAGGAAATCACCACCGCCGTGCAGCTGGTCGCGAGCGTCGTCATCGAAGCGGTCGCGCAGTTCCAGAAGTGGGGGACGGCGATCGGTGCGACGGCGGCCGCCGCGGTCCAGGCCGCGCAGGGCAACTTCACCGAGGCCGCCGAGATTTGGAAGCAGGGCGCGGCCGACAACGTCGCCACCGAAAAAGCCGCAACCGATGCGCTCGCCGGTCTCTGGCACCAACAGACCGCGACCGAGATCGCGGCCGCGAAAGAGGCCTTCGACGCCAAAGAGGCGCTGAACAAGGGCAAAGGGTCAGGACCGAATCTCGAGGCGGCCGAAGCGGGAGCCGCCGGCGCCAAGGAGCTCGAAAAGTATCGCGACGGCCTGAAAGATCAGGCCTCCGCGTTCGACCTGGGCGGCGCCGCCTTGACCGCGTACAAGTTGAAGTTCGGGCCGCTCGCCGACGCGATCAAAGCCGCCGGCGCCGAAGGGCAGAAGATCGCGAAAGAAGCGCAGTCCTGGGCCAACAAGCTGCAGCTCGAGGTCGATACCAAAAAAACCGACGCGACCCGGGTCGCGCTCGAAAATCAGGTCCAAGCGTTCGGCCTCGGCCGGCTCGCGGCCGAGCAGTACGCGATCACCACCGGCGAGCTCGGCAAAGCCTTCGACCGGATGGGCACGGCCGGCAGGGACGCCCAGAAGAATATTCTGTCGCTCAAAGCCGCGCAGATCCGGCAGGAGGATGCCGCCGGCATCACACAGCTCGACAACGAAGCCCTGAAACTCGCCGGGCATTTGCATGAGGCCGCCATGTCGTCGCTCGAGCTGCAGACGCGCCAACAGCGCGCGGACTACACCGCGACCGGCAATCAAACGGGCCTCGACGATCTCGACCGGCAGCAGCATCAGGTCGACCTGCAGGGGCTCATCAACGATCTGAACCTGCGGGCCGATGCGATCAAGCAGCAGCTCGAGATCACCACGGCCGCGTTGGATGCCGAGGTCACCACCGGGCAGAAAACCGAACTCGAGGGCCAGCAGGCGATCGCCGCGGCGCGCTTGCTCGCGCTCGGCCAGCTGCAGGCGATCGGCGCCCAGGAGCAGACCATCGCCAACGACGCCGGCGCGAGCAACGTCCAGCTCGTCGCCGGGGTGCAGAAATTTCAATCGAGCCTGGTCGCGCTGCAGGCGACCACGACGCAGCTGGAGAATTCGGTGCGCTCCGGACTCGAGTCGGCCTTCGCCGATAACTTCTCGAAGCTCATCAGCGGCGCAGAGTCGTTTCGCAAGGCGCTGCGCTCGTTTTTTACCGACATCGAGAAGCAACTCGACCAGCTGGTCGCGAAGGACTTCTCGCAGAGCGTCTTCGGCACGGGCGGCGCCGGCGGCGGCGTTGCGGGCGCGCTCGCCGGTATTTTTGGCGGCGGCCTCGGCGGCGGCGGGGCGGGCGGCATGAACGGCATCATGGGTTTGTTCGGCGGCGGCGGCGCGGGCGTCGCCTCGACCGGCGCGGCGGCGGCGGGCGTGAGTCAGGACTCGATCGCGAATTCGATCTCCGTCGCGCTGCCCGGGTTCGCGGAGGGCGGCACGCTCGGCGCGAATCGCTGGGGCATCGTCGGCGAGAAGGGCAAGGAGCTCGTCTATTCCGGCGCGCACAACATGAACGTGATCCCGGCCGCGTCGGGCAAGACGCAGAACGTCACCAACCATTTCACGATCCAAGCGCCGGGCGGCACGATCTCGCGGGCGTCGCAGATGCAGACCGCGGCGGCGGCCGCGCGCTCGCTCGCCCAGGCCAATAGGCGGAACAATCAATGACGATCATTCCGGATCTCGCGGAGACCTTCCCGGGTTGCCCGACCTACGGGTTCATTCCCGAGCCGAACCTGCTGGTCAAGATCACGGCGCGCGAAGGCGGCTTCGAACGGCGCGACCGCAAGTGGTCGCGGTTCCTGTGGAAATATACCGGCGTGCCAATGGGCGACCAGCCGCAGGAAGACATTCTCGACATCTACGATTTCTGGCTCGCGATGGGCGCGACGTGGTCGGGCTTTCGCTTCAAAGACTGGATGGACTTTCAGTCGTGCCGCATCTCCCGCACGCCGGCGGCGACCGATCAGCCGCTCGAGGCCTCCGCCGACTCGCCGGCGAATTTCCAGCTGGTCAAGGAGTACACCACGAAAAGCGGCCGCACCACGCAGCTGCGCGAGATCACGCGGCCGATCGGATCCACCATCATGATCGCGAACGATGTGGGCGCACCGCAAACCGATTGGACCTTGAACGAAGCGACCGGCGTCGTGTCGATCGGCGACGGTTTCGCGGGCACGCCCACCAGCTGGGGCGGCCAGTTCGACGTGTGGGTGCGCTTCGACGCGCAGTTCAATCCCACGATCTCCAATCATGAAATCATGAGCGTCACCGTGCAGCTGGCGGAAATCCGGACGCCGCTCGCGTGAGACTGCTGCTCGACATCCTGTGCGGGCTCGGGCTGGTGCTGATCGTGGGCGCGTTCGTCGCCGCGGTGGCGTCGCTGTTCATCTTCACGAATTGGCGCGTCGGTCCGTGAAGACGATCCCGGCGCAGCTGCTCGCCGACTTGAAGGCCGATGCCACGTCCCTCGCGTTTCTCTGGACGATCCAGATGGGCAACGGCGAGATGATCCGCGGCACCGAGCACGATCGGGACATTACGATTCCGACCACCGGCGACTCGCCGGTCGACATCTTCGCCGGCACTTACTACGCGGTCGCGAACGTCACCGCCGGCGACGTCTCGAGCAACACCGACCTGTCGGTCGACAATTTGGAAGTGACCGGCGCTTTCCAGGGCGACACCGACGCGGATTCCCCGCCGCGCGGCAACACCGTGCTCGATGTGACGGTCGACGATATCGAAGCGGGCCTGCTCGACGAGGCGCCCGTGACCGTGCTGGTATGCAACTGGATGGAGCCCGCCCACGGCTACTACATCATCAAGTCGGGTTTCTTGGGAACCATCAGCCGCGACAGCGACGGCAAGTACACGACCGAAGTTCGAGGCCTCACGCAGCTGCTGTCGCAGACCGTGATCCGCACCTTTACCGCGTCGTGCAACGTGGTCGAGTTCGGCGACGCGCGCTGCAAATTCAACGTGACTCCCCACATCATCACCGGCACGGTGGCGGAACCCGACACCCTGCAGCAGTTCTCCGTCGACCTGGTGCAGGGCTCGCCGCCGTCGGGCTTCAGCTACGTCGGCGGCAAGCTGACGTTCACCAGCGGCGCCAACGCCGGTTACTTTCGCGAGGTCAAGCTCGATCCCAATGCGAACGGCGGCGTGGTGCAGTTTTGGGATCAATTCCCGAACCCGATGGCGCCGGGTGATGCGTTCACGCTCAAGCCGGGCTGCGATCGCCAGCCGCTCACCTGCGGCAAGATCTACGGCAACATCCTGAATATTCGCGCGTTCGGCCTGTACATCCCCGGCCTCGATTCGCTCACCGCCGGCCCGACGACCACCAGCGAGCTCGGCTCATGATCACGCCCGACGCCCTGATCGCCCAGGCGCGCGAGTGGCTCGGCGTGCGCTTCTTGCACCAGGGCCGCACGCGGATGGGCTGCGACTGTTTGGGATTCATCGGCGGCATGCTCGCCGAGCTCGGCTGCACGGTCGGCCTCGAGAACCTGCCGTTGAACTATGCGAGGAACCCGCAAGCACTGCTGGTCGATACCCTGAATCGCGTCACGCACACGATCGAGCTACAGCCGGCCGCGCTGGTGCTGATCCAGTTCCCGAACACCAGCCACCCGTCGCACGCCGGCATCTTCACCGGCTCGACGCTGATCCACTGTTACCAGGGTGTCGGCCGCGTGGTCGAACACGGCTATCAGCGGCCCTGGATCAAGCGCACCGCCGGCTTCTGGGCGATCCCGATGGTGATGTATCTCTAACCTGGGCCAAGCAGCGCTGATCGTCGTCGGGACGGTCGTCGGCGCGTATTTTGGCAATCCCGAATTGGGTTTCGCGCTTGGGAGCCTGGCGGGCTCCGCGCTGTTCCCGACGCAGCTGCCGGCCGGCCCGCAACTCACCGACAACCGAACCACCACCAGCACCATCGGCGAACCCGTGCCGATCTTGGCCGGTACCGCGTGCGTCTCGGGCACGGTCATCTGGCTCGCGCCGTACGTCGAGAGCGAAAACAACGTGGGCTCTAAAGGCGGTCCGCAACAGGAGCAGTACAGCTACCAGCAGTCGATCGCGATCGGGTTTTGCGAGGCGATTAAGGACGGCGACACAGCGATCGCCGGCGTCTCGCGCATCTGGGAAAACGGCACGCTCGTATACGACATCCGGCCCCAGCAGCCTGCGAGCACGGAGCTCGGGACGCTCGCCGAGACCGACGATCAATATGCAGATCGGCTCGCCGCTTCGGCGGTCTACGCCGAGACGTTTGTGCTGTATCTCGGCAGCGAAGATCAAATGCCGGACCCGACCATCGAAGCGCTCCAGGGCGTCGGCATGACGCCGGCGTTTCGCGGCCTCGCGTACATCGTTTATCCGCTGCGGCTGTTGCAGACCGCGCAGGCCTGGCGACATCCGAACTTCAAATTCGAGTGCTACCAAGCGGGCACCGGCCTGTGCACCGACACCACGGAGTACTCGAACCATGTCCTCTATCCGTGGGCCGACATGGCGCTCAACGCCAACACCTACCAGATCACCAACATGGATTCGGCAGCGGTGAACTTCGCCGCCTATGAGCCGACCGTCGGCACGATTTACCCGAGCCTGCCAGATGCCCTCGCGGCGGCCGCGACCTTCTACGGGCACTCGATGGACGTGCTGTTCGGCTACGCGATCACGCAGGGCAGCTGGGACCTCAACGTCATCGGCGGCCCGAGCTATGTCACGCGGCCGGCGCTCCCCGACCCGTGCGCGATCGATCTGCACTACGGCTTCCAGGCGCCCGCCGGCGGCTTCTACTCGGTCGACCAGCCGGGCGGCGGCGGCGGTCTGTACAGCATCCCCGGCAGTCAATGGTGGTACGCGGGAACCGTCACGCTCACCCTGGGCGAACCGGGCTCCGACGACACCGCGCCGTCCTGGCCGTCCCCCTACACCCACGGCAGCCGCTACACGCCGGCCTTCTGGTTCGCGCAGATCACCGACCTGGTCATCACGGTGACGCGCTATCCGTCGCCGCCGGCAGACCCCTGCACCGGCTTGACGCCGGTCCCCGAGCTCTCGGGCTATGCGTTCAACGCCGAGGGCAACATCGTCAAGTGCGGCGCGTGGACCTATGACACGACAAAAAATTACAAGGTCCTGCAGCAGTGGAGCGGACCGCTCGGCGAGGGCGGCGATGAGCTTACCGTCGTCGTCAAGTACCCGCTCAATCCGTGCATCCCCGCCGGCGGCGCGGAGTATGACGATGAGGCGTTCTGGACGGCGGCCTATGCGGCGGCCGTCGCCAACGGCCAGATGGCGGGCGGCCTGACCTACAACGAGGGCTATCCGGTCATTCAAGATTGGGGCTATGCGATCGACGCGCAGGTGTGCGAAGGCGGCGGCGCGGCCGCGTCGGTCGGCGCGTTCATTGCGGCGATCTGTCAGCGCGCCGGCCTGACCGCGATCGACGTCAGCGACATGAACGATATCTACATGGACGGGTACGCGATCTCGCAGGTGTGCAGCGCGACCAGCATCTTGACGCCGCTGCGCTCGATCGCCTTCTTCGATGCGGTCGACTCGGGCACGGTCTTGCGCTTCCAGTCGCGCGGCAAACCCATTGTCGCGACGTTCACCACGGACGATTTCGGCTGCTACGACGGCGGCGGCGCCGACGATAAAGTTCCGCCTTCGATCACCGTGGCGCGCGCCGACGAGAGCACGCTGCCGCGCACTATCCGCCTGCACTATGTGGCGAGCTCGCGCGACTATGAGAGCGGCGAGCAGGACTCGCCGTTCCGCCTGACCTCCTCGTGCGTGAATGACGTCGACGTGCAGCTGCCGATGGTGCTCGGCGACACGCAGGCCATCCAGGCCGCCGAAGTGATCTGGGCCGACGCCTGGGCGCAGCAGAACGGCTACACGCTCGCCGTCGATCAGTCGTGGTCCGAGCTCGAGTGCGGCGATTGCATCGGCGTGCCGGTCGACGGCGTGATCCAGCGCATGCGCATCGCGAGCGATTCGAACGCCTCGGGGGTGCTGCGCACCATGAAGTGCGTAGCCGACGATGAGGGCGCGTACATCTCGTTCGCCGTCGCCAACGCGCCGCTGCGCCGGCCGCAGACCCTCACGCTGCTCTGTGGCACGCAGGTGGAATTTTTGGATCTGCCGGCCTTGCAGGACTCGGATTCCAATCCGGGTTTCTACATGGCCGCGCAGCGCACGGAGACCGGCAACCGCTGGAAGGGCTGCGTGGTCTATCAGTCGATCGACGGGGGCCTTACCTTCACGCCGCAATTCTCGCTGACGACTGAGGCGACGATCGGCACGTTGCAGGCGGCCATTCCAGCATCGCAGTGTTTCGTCTTCGACGATACGACCGAGATTCTGGTGAACGTGCTGGACGCCACGTTCACCTTCGAATCGATCACCGACTCGGCCGTGCTCGCCGGCGGCAACGCGGCCGCGATGGGTGCGCCTGGCCGATGGGAAATTGTGCAGTTCGCGACCGCCGAGCTCGTCTCCCCGACGCAGTGGAAACTCACGCGGCTGCTGCGCGGCCGGCGCGGCACCGAGTACGTGTGCGGTAGTAGCACACCCGGCGACACGCTCGTGATGCTCTCGACCGGCGACTTAAACCGCGTGCTGCTCTCCACCGCACAGATCGGCGCAAGTTTCATTTACAAATCGGTGTCGATCGGCGCGAGCTACGGCAGCGGCGTCGATACGCCGTTCGCCGGCCACGCCCAGGCGCTCATGCCCTTCTCGCCGGTCGATCTGAAGGCCGAAGGGCAGACGAGCGGCAATATCCTCTTGAGTTGGACGCGGCGCGATCGCCTGGGCCGCACGTTGATGTCGGGTGTGGATATGCCGCTGTCCGAAGCGACGCTTGCTTTCCAGGTCGATATCCTGGGGGCCGGCAGTCCCGCCGTCGTGCTGCGCACGCTCACGACCAGCAGCACGTCGGTCGTGTACGCGCTCGCCGATTGGGAAGCGGACTTCGACACCCCGCCGGCGTCCCTCTTGCTTCACGTCTATCAGATGTCGGCCGTCGTCGGGCGCGGCATTCCGGCGATCGCCACCGTCACCCTAGAAGGTCACAGCATATGAGCGGCACAGCAACCCCGAATCTCGGCCTCGAATATCTCTACTCCTCGCAGGAGGAACCCGAGGTCAAGATCAATGCCGCCTGGGACGCGATCGACGCCGCGGTCGGCGCGGGCGTCGGCATCGAGGTGAGCGAATCGGGCGACTCGCCGGCGGGCAACGTGCTGGGCGCGCGCCGCATCAAGTTCGTCGGCGCGACCGTCACGGAGGAAACCGATTCCGTCGCGGTTGTCACGATCGATACGAGCAGCGAGAGCGGCGGCTCGCCGATCGAAGTCACGGACGGCACCACCAGCGTGACCGACGTGACGCTCATCACCGTCATGGGCGCCACCGTGTCAGAAGCGAGCGCCGGCCACGCGGTCATCGAGCTCGAGACGCCGAGCGAGATCGCGAGCGGCGGCGGCGGCAACGTCACGCCGGATAGTCACCCGGCCTCGCCGTCGGCGATGAATGACGAGTTCGAGGAAACCGAAGTCGACATGAGCACCTGGGGCTGGGTCAATCAGAACGGCGCAACGGCCGTCACTGCGAACGGCTCGCTGGTCATGACCGGGGAACTGACCAACACGTCGACGCGCGGCATGGAAATGCTGCTCCAGGATCTGCCCGGAGAGGACGCGACGTTTCTGATCAAGATCGCGTTCGCGGTCGCGACCAGCAACAACGGGGGCGGCCTGTGCCTGCGCGAGTCGGCGACCGGAAAGCTCATGCGCTTCGGCTCGGCCTTTTTCGGCTCCCCGTATTTCGACGTGTCGTCGTACACCAATCCGAGCACCAACAACGCGGCGATCGATCAATATGCGTGGCCCTATTGGGTGCTCTACGGCCTCACGGAGTGGCTGTATTTCCAGATCGAAATCAGCGGCACCAGCATTCTCTTGAGCGTGTCGCACACCGGGCTGCCGGGTTCGTTCCACTTGGTCACCACCGTTGCGTTCACGACGCCGTTCACCACGGCGCCCGATCAGATCGGCTACTTCGTCGAATCCTTCAGCGCCGCGAGCCAGGCGGCGGTGTTCAGCGACTATTTCCGGCGCACCGCATGATCGAGCGCGACGACAACGGACGGCTCGCCGGCTTCGAGCGCCTGTATCTCGAGTACCTGTGGCAGCTGGCGGCTGCGGTCGCGGGCGGATTTGCTGCAGGCGCGCTCGTCGGTTTTTTCGTCGGCCGATCGCTGCATTCGTAAAAGCCGGGACGCGCTTCTGCGACGGAGCGGGGCGGTGCGCTCAAAGTGCGCGCCGCATCCCACTTTGTCCCACCGGAGCCCATCCATGCAGATCCCCGAGGAAATCGAAACCGAAGCGAACGCGCTCAAGGTCGGCATCGCCACCGCCGCGCGCACCGCCGAGACGAAGCTCGTCGCCGACGAAGCCATCGCGATCAACTGGCTGAAAACGCACAAGGCCCAGGTCATCGGCGCGTTGGTGTTCGTCGGCACGCTCATCGCCGTGTTCCTGATCGCGCGCAAGTGATCACGCAGAACGAGCTCGCCTTCCTCGCGCTGCTCTCGCACAGCGAGGGCTCCGACCGCGCGGCCGATCCGTATCGCGTGTGCTACGGCTATCCCGAACCCTGGTCGCACACCATCGTGAGCCTGGCGCAGCATCCGGCCTGCCCGGCGGCCGATGGCTCGCCGCCCGAGTGGATCGGCCGTGAGGGTCACGTCGGCGAATCGTTGGCGAGCTTGGGTCCGCGCTACGCGCATAGCGTCTCGACCGCGGCGGGCCGATTCCAGATCAACAAACCCAGCTGGGAGGAAGGTGTCAGCGCGCTGCCGCTCATCCTCACCGACTTCGAGGCGGCCTCGCAAAATCGCTGGTGCATCTGGTGCTTCGAGGCCAAGGGCGCGCTCGAGCTCATCAATTCCGGCAACATCCAACCGGCGATCGGCCGATTGCGCAACGTCTGGGCGAGCCTGCCGGGCGGCGACTCGGGGCAGCCTGAAGACAAACTCGCCGACCTGATCGAGGTCTACACCGGCGCCGGCGGCGCATTGGCGTGAACAAGCAGGCTCGGCTCGACGCTGCCGAGATCTTCGACAGCTGGCGCGTCGTGCCTCGAATATTTCTCTTCGGCTACAGCGGCCTGGTGCTGTGGCTCACGATCTATCTGCCACGAGAGTTTTTCGCGCTGCCGGCCGCCGAGCGCACCACGCAAGTGACGGCGTTCGCGGGCACGGTCCTCACGGCCGCTTATGGTGCGCTGCCCTGGGTGTATAAGATCTACGCCGACAACGGCCGCAATTGGGACGCCGGGCCACAGCCGCCGGCGGCGCGCGATGACGAACCCTATGTCGAAAAGGCGGCGGTATGAGCAGCCGCTGGCCGCCGACCCGGCCGAGCATCCCCGAAATCGAACTCTATCCGGCGTTCGACACGACGTTGACCAGCGGGCTCGACGAGACGGTGCGCAACTTAAAAACGCTGCGCCACCGCGCGCAGGGCGACGAGGAAGCGAACCGCTGGCAGCTGCAGGCCTTCGAGGATCTGCGGGCCGAGGTCTTGAGTTTGCGCGCCTCGCACGCGACGCTGGTCGAAGGGCTCAACAAAAAAGCTTCGCTCTCCGCCCAGCGGAAATTCGAGGCCGCGCTCACCGAGCGCATCGACAAGCGGATCGATATCATTCGCAACGTCGCCTGTTGGGCGATTGGCGTCCTGGTCGTGGTCATGGGTTTAATCAAGGTGATCAAATGATGGAACGCACGCAGTGGATCCTCTTTTTTTCAATCGTCGGCTGCGCGCTCACCGCGGCCGTCATCGCGCTGCTACTGGTGCTGCACAAGCGGCACGCCCACTACCACCACGGCGGCAACACGCCGCCGGGCGATATCGGGCCGATCGCCACGTCGATCGATGATGTGAAAACCGCGGTCCGCGACTCGCGCGAGGAAACCGCGGCAGCCTCGCAGGGCATTCGCCAGCAGATGGACACCAACCAGACCACGATCGAAATGGAGCTCGACCACAGCAGAAAGACGCTCAACTGGATCAAGGCGGTCGTGCAACGCTGGTTCACGAAACACCCGGGTGAGCCGCCGTCCGATGGGAGAAATCAATGACGTCCCTGCAGCGACTCGGGCTCGAGCTCGCGGGCGTCGTGGTGATGCTCGCGGCGTTCATCGGCTGGTGGCAGATGCACAACCACGCCGAACAGAAGATCGGCGCGACCCAGTGCATCATTTCAACGACCGAGGTCAAAGCGACGGCGGTCGCGACCGACACCGGGATCGAAGCGGCCCAGGCCGCGCAACTCAACGAGGTAGTGAAAACCTATGCGACGCAACTGGCTGATTCTGCTGCTACCAACAGTGCTCTCGCTGACCGCGTGCGCGACTACGCGTTACGTTCCGGCGCCGTGTGCCATTCCGGACCCGCTGCCGCCGGCGGCAGCACCCACGGAGGATTACCCGCAAGCCAAACAGCGGATGCTGCTCGACCTTCCCGACTTGCCGCCGACACGGACGCCCTCCTCAACGCCTGCGACGCCGACCACGACAAAGTGATTCTGCTGACCAACGCGTACA